GTTCCAGACGGTTTTATACAGGTTACAGCCACGGACTGTCCTATTTTTAGTTTCTTGGCCCACAGCTTGTTAGTCTCTACAGCGTGCATCTTTAGATCGTCTAATTCTTCTGGAGTCGCGTTCAATATAGCAGGACAATCATATACCCCTGTAAAGCTAACCCCAAGCAACCGCTCTTCCTCTGCGTTACGTTTCCAGACAGGGCGGACATATCTAAAGTCTGTAAGTGTTGATTGGTAAGTGCCTAAGATGGTAGCTAACCTAATCTTGCGGAGAACTTTGTCTATGGTGTCAGTGGGACGAAGCACTACTTCTGATAAATTGCATAAACCACAGCTTCTGAGAATTACCTCACTGCATGGGTTACACCCAAACTCATGGTCTGTATCTCTCCTTTTGGGAGCAAGATCTTTAGCAGCCTGACGGTTGAATATACCCCTCTCTCCGCTCCTCGATTCATAGAGAGCAATCCACTCTCGCATAAAGATCCCAATGTCTGGCTTCTCTGTGTAGCATACAGAGTTATTTGCCAAGGCTCTTTGTCCGTCATCAACCCACCACTGCCCCATCTTGGCACGTTGCATACGCTCATCAGTCAGGTTACTTAGACTTAATTCTGCAGCACGACGCACCCCGCCTACCACCACAGCCTCCCCGTTAAAGCAGAGGAGGTCGTGGCACTCTAGGCTTGTTAGCTTTCTTCCTGAAGAGTTCTGGAATATTCTTATGTACTGGTTGAATAACCTCTTCAGGGGATCTGGCCCAGATGCTCTCCCACCAAAGACCTTTAGTCTTGCTCCTGCTAATCTTATCCTACTATAGTCTATGTTGGGGATAACCCCTTGGTACAGTAAACTCACTAACTCGCGTAGGGCGCTTGCCCAACCTATCTTACTGTCCCTTACTATTATAGTAGTATCTGTTTTGTGAAACTCATCTGCCACATCAGGTAGTTTATGAATGTGTTGTCGTTCAACAGAGAATCCTACCCCTGTCCCACATAAGAGAACATACAAGTTCTCATCAAACACCCTTACATTGTCTACTGCGATATACGCACAGTTGTAACCAGCCATATTATCTCGTTGAAGAGCTGGCCCTGCTGTCATAAGCGCCCTCATGCTAGGCATGATTTCCATATCCAGTATGGCTTGCTTTATTTCATCAGGGAGCGGTTTTTCCCAAAAGCTGCAATACCGTTCAACTGTCTCTTCCCAAGTCTCTCTTCTTCCCTCGGAATCGAGGTAACGAGCGTATCTGCTTTTGTGGATAAATTTCTGATATTCGTTCATGGCACTGTTCCTATAAACGTCCACAACTCTCCTACATAAGGGTCTACAACTGCTCTCCTATAAGGGGACACAACGCTGTCTCTCTATAGCACAACTTAATCGGTTAGTTCTGGGCCAGTTGGGAGGATGCCATTTGACTCATCTACAGTCTCCTCGTTATAGATTCCATTCTCATCGAACCAACACTTCACCTTCACCATGCGAAGCATATGGGCATAGTGTGGGTCTTCTTCGGTTGCGTCGGGAGAAACCACTCCTCTGTACCGTTTACAGGGATTGAATATCTTGTCAAAAAGATCTAGGAACAAGTTACGCAACATCATTCTCCGGTCCTATTAATTGAATGAAATCATCGAGACGAAGCATAACAAGTATCTGCCTGTCTCCTTTCGCACCTAACGCCACCAAGGGTAGCTTATTTTTACCTGTCCCGTCAACTGCTTGTTGCATCGCATCTGTAATGAATTTAGAGAGCTTATTTCGATACTTGCATTCTATCCCAAATCGGGGATGAGCAACGTCAAGGGGGCTTCTCCTATCAGCAACCGGGATGCGTTCACCCCCTAGCGCCTTTGCTACCCTGCGCTCAAACCTCTTCCAGTTCTTGTCCGTCATCACTCATCTCTATTTTTCTTGGCTGCATGTCTGCTGTGGTAAGGTTTAACGAGGCCATATCGAGCCACAGATCAATTTCACACTCGGCCATGTCCCAGTGCCTAGCTTTAGATATGGAGAGGTAGGCAGAGGCTACGAGAGGGTCTTGTGCGTAGTATCTTCCCAACAATAACACATTATCTACCCGGTCTGCCAATTCCCCTGCCCCCCTGATCGAAAATCGATCTATCTTATCCTTAACGCTCATGGATTTTCTGGCATGGCACACTAAAACGATGTGGCATTCCAGCTCTCGACAAGCGTCTGCTATGCAGCACACCACCTGTTTTTGGGCTGTGTAGTCATCATTGGCAATACCAGCTATCGTCATTAAAGAGTCAATCAGAATGAATCTAGTATCGTAGTTGTCAATGGCATAGCGAATCACCGCCATCAGGGTAGGGAGATCTACACTTCCTTGCTTGTCAAAGAAGAACAACTTATCCCTAGCCCATCCGTTAAACCCTAAACCAAAATCAATGGAGGGAGTGGCTTCCAGAGAGGCTTGACGCCACATTCTAATTAACTGACTACGTGGACTCATTTCAAGAGAAACAGACAAACATTTCTCTCCCTGCTCAAGTGCATGTAAGAGAACTTGCCCACAGGCCAAAGATTTACCGCTGGAATTGATCCCGGCTACAATGGTGCATTCTCCATTTCGCAGTCTAAATCTGTCACCCATCCCCCAAGGAAGAACAACTCCAGAGAGTGTTTCGCCTACTAAATAATGCTCAAGAACCTCTTGTGTGAAATGGTTAGCAGCCTTGATAGACTGCTCTTCGTGTATAAGTAAATAGGGGGCTAATTCTTCTGGGGTTAAATCCACGACTACTCCTCTCCTCTATATGGCGTACTATTCAGGAACTGGCTTACAGAACCAGTGATGGTCCTTCATTTCAGGGACCCCCCACCTATTCTTAGGCACCCAGAAGTCGTAAAGCCAGATGCTTTTACTCTGGTGAGAATAGGACATGAATAATGATCCAAGTGGTATATGTGCGAAGCCCAAGCCTCCACTGTATGCTTTGGCGCAGAGGGCATCAACCTCCGCAACTTCTAGGGGTACTTCTCGTTTCGCATTATAGTCCTGTCTTTCAGGAGCAGTCAATGCCTGTAACCGCATGTAGACATTAAAAGCACTAGATACGAGCCTCTCACGGTAAGGGTCATGGACGGAATCCTGCTTACGCATGGCCTCTATGTGAGACAGACACTTATTTAGTAGATGATCTTTATGGATCGACCCTGTTTGTTTAAGGGTGAAGATGGCTTTTTTTTCTAGTTGCCTTATTTTGTCTAGGTGAAGACGTAGCTTTCTATGAGCCGGGTATTTTGTTCTTGGCATCTCTCCTCTCCTCTATATGACGTATAACTCAGATCTCCTCTATATGAGACTTTATTCAAAGTTGCAGTCTGAGTAGTATACCTGTATAGTCAGAAAAGTGCTATTTTGATGCTAAAAAGACAGGTACATAAACGCCCTTATAAATCATAGGCTTAGAGCCTATTGGTTAGTATGTAAGGGGAATAGTATCTCTAGCACCTGTTTCCTGACAGACAATATCATCCTCGGCTCTGGATGGATCAGGTGGAAAGGGGCTACTGGGACTCGACTAAATGACCCCGAGGATAAATCCGGGCTAAAGTGAAGGAAGGTGGTAACGACGGAACCACAAGGCTGTTATAATACCGTGCCGGAATACAGAGCCACAGTACCAAGCAGTTGATAAAGAAGTCCCCCTTCACATAGGGGGTCAAAAAAGACAACTATGGAAAATCATGCAGAGCAGAAAATTCTAAGGGCAAGATCTAGGCACAGGAACCTAGTTGCTAAGTACAACCCTTACGCACCAAAAGTCCAGAGGAGCAAACGAACCTACAAGCGCCGTGCGAAATATCCAGATATGGTTTTTGAATCGTGACACGGATTTTTTTTCTAGGGTTTCTTGGTCGTGACACAGCCTTTTTTTCTGGGTTTTTGAGCGGCCCTCCGAGGTCGCGCGGGGTGTGGTAAAAATACAACATTAGAATATTAGCGAAAGCTCATATTGTGGATAGAAAAAAGTTATCCACAGGCAGAAAATCAGAATATTCCAGTTTTACTATATTATAAAATTCTAATATACGAGGATCAGAATATAATCAAACGCTAATATACCTGTGGATAAGTTTTTGAGGGTAAAACCCTGTGGATTAAAGGGTTACTATGTACCCGCCCAAATAGGCACTTTAAGCGCCGTTATAGCTATGGGTAGGGGGATACTACCGGGTTACATCTAACGTGTCTTAGAAGGCCTGTTTGGGCCTCTAGGGGTAAAAAAAAGCGCCCCCGGAGAGGCGCATGGATCAATCGTTTGGCGGAAAAAATTGTCTAATAAGCCATAAAACCAACAGCCAAAAACCCGCCAGAATTGCCAATAGAATAGCCGCTAGTACGGCCAGCCAATGCAACGGCGCGGCCCATGTCATGCGGCCATGGCAAGGCGCGACCAGTCACCACGGGCCATTGTGAGCACCTTACCGGCGACCGTTTCTAAATGCGTCGCACGGTCGAAACTGAGAACGTTCGCTACATCGTGCGAACAGATGGCTTGAGACATGCCGAACTGTCCGAAGTCATTGCCGCGCATAAAGGCCGCATACACGGCCTTGGATTCGGCCTCGGTTAACAGCTCGTTTTTAGCAATCCGCCTCACGGCGTTCTCGGCTCGATCAGTTTTAACTTCGGGTGCTTCGGCAGCGTGCTCAATCGCTCGCGAGAGAAACTCTAGCCGCTCAGGTGCTGTCACTGTGTCGATAGCATCGCCCAGTTCAGCCAGTGCCGCCGCTATCTGAGCGCGGCGCGTAGCACTTGATACAACTATGTCGCCGTCTAACTCAATGCGCCCGGTACGATGCACACGCGAAACACCTTGTCCCCATTCTGGCAAGACCATACCATTAGTACAGGCAAGAAACTCGGCAAACGCGCGCACACCATAACGGCCCGCGCCTACTTCGTTATTGAACAGCACAAAACCGATCCGCACCAGTTCACCAACGCGCCGCGTCTTTAATTTACGCGATACCATACCGGGGAAAACGAATTTAGCGTATAGCCGATTCTCGGTAACATCGGCGCTTTTCAGAACTGCGTTCAATCCCGGGCTGTTTCCACTAGCCTCGCGCACTTTGTTACAGTGCATCAGGGCCTGATCGAGAACGGAAACAGATGGAATGGGCAAGTATTGGTTCGACAAGATAGCGCGCCACTGTTGCATACGGCTCCCGGTTTTGCTGTTGTAATCATCGGCGCTTTTTTCAGGCAACAAACCGCGCAACATGCGATACCCGTTTTGATCGCCATGGGATAACGCATGGTTAACCATTGCAGCCAATAACGGCGTAGCTTTTGGATAAGCCTCGCGGCTTAACTTGGTTACTAATCCCCGGCCTGTATTTAACTCCCATTCTTCTCCCACTTCGGCGGGAATAGCGTTATCACGTAACCGCGCCGCGTACTGGTGCGGGATCATAAGATGGGTGCACAGTTGAGAAAATGCGCTGTCGGTCAATTCGCCATTAATCTCACCGTTCGGCGCGTCCAGTTGTAACACTGGAAAAGTAGCAGAATCCATGTCTGCCTCCCCATAGGCTGCAGGAGAGTGATAACCGTGCTCTGCCGTGTAGTTTGCCGGTTGAAAATGGTGTTTCATGGATAACCGGCCAACGGGCGCGATGTAATCAACCGCCCTATTTTCAATAGCGCGTGCTGTTTCTAGCGCCGTTTCTAATGACATTGAAGTTTTCATATCTAAGTTCCTTCGTTAAATGAATTGGTGCGGGAGAGCTAACCTTACAGGCATTAAATGAAATGCGCGGCGGCCATTGAGGTTAGCTTTTGTGGCAGCACTCCCGCGATACCGCCGGAGGTATCGCCGCTTAGTTAATAGTGTTTGCCTCTACGTTTAATCTGAGTGTACTGGTTGTGCTGGTGTTCTTTTCCAGAATGGCCTCAAATGCGTCCCTATGGCCTAGCATCGCGAGATGCACACCGCACTCGGCGGCAATCGTTTTATAAGCCTTAGAGGTGCGTTTTGACCTAACCAGGTGGACAATCCAACGGCGGCCCATTGCAACCGGGCCAGTTTCTGACGTTTCCAACTCAGTCCTAAAGGCGTCCTTGTTCACCTTAACAATAGCTTGCAACTGATCAAGCGCGCCGTATAGATCAGCGGGATTTTCGGCGTCCATAATCTCAGTTAAGAGACTAGTGGCGCGTTCAACAAATAAGTGCCTAATCATGCTGCGTCCCTCAACTGGTCGACAATAATTCCCGCGTGATAGTCGGTGCAGCCAGTGCGTTTCTTAATCGAATTAATTAGAGCGCGCCGATTCTCGGTACATTCGCATGTCGATTTGTGATATTGCTGCAGTAGGAAAAACGCCATATTTTCAGCGGCACGGTAACGCGCTCGATTCGCTACAATTTGCGCGTTGACCGTTTCCAGTGTTGCAAATTCCAATATATCGTCGACAGCATCACTCATTTCCACAAACAAGTTATACAACGCTTGCATGTGGTCCTGTTCACTAATGTTGATAATTGCCATTGTTTGGCCCTCAGTAATTCGCGGGTAGCTGCCGCGCCAGCATTTCGACAAATGGCCGTCTATGGCCCTTTGGTCTAAATCCGATGATGAAATCACGCTGTGATCGTGTGCATAGTTCGCAGCGATCACAGGGCACCTCAGGACACGCGACAACGCGCCGCCCGTTAGGCGTGCGTTGCACTTTGGGCGCATCTTTAGGAATTAGCACGACGGTCGTCAGGCCAGTAGTGGCTAGAGTATCGGCGTGCGTTAAATTGTTCGCTGATAGGTTGATTGTAAAACCCTCCGAGGTTGCCCATGTAAAGAGCGGCAATAACTCAGGCTCACGTATGGGGTCGCGGTGCGTATAGCAGATAACCGGCCTGTGATTGTTCGCCCGGACTAGTTGCGGGAGAGTCTTAACGTCTAGATCACCAACAACGCAATGCCTCCACAACTGGCGCTTTGGTAGGCGCTTAATTTCGCGCAAGAATTCGGCAAACGTAATGCCTCGCTCCGGCACTTTATTCCAATGCAAGCGAATAGGAAATCCTTCACCGTAACAGTTGCCCAATAGGGCGCAGTAGGGCGGACACGACTCCCGCGCCGAATACGACGCGGGAATCATGCCTAAGAAACGATTAAGAGAACGTCTAACGAAATGAATCACGGGAGCTTACACCCGACGATAAATCATCAAAGACCATCTGCCAGAATTCCGGCGCTGGGCCAGAGTACCAATCCAGCACCAACACACTACAGGCATTAGCGTTAAACACTGTTCCGGCGGGAGCTTCAATACATATGTGTTTATCTTCCCTAGTGATCCACGAATTGTCCCAATCAATATCGGCACCAATTCGTTTTGCAAGTTTTTCAACAGTTGCGCGTTTCATAAGCGCGCCGCTATACGGGCAGCTTTCGCGGTAGGACGCAATCGCGGCTCAATCTTACGTAAGAGCGCAGTAGTTTCCGCGCACTGCCTATCGGAAACCATGACCATCAGGATTGCACCTAAAAGAAGCGCAATAACGCACAAAAACAATTCAATCTGAATAAGATCAATTACAAGCGCAGTGCCTATTGTTAGGACACCGCAATACCCGAGTAGGATGTTCGTTAACAGTTTCATTTTAATAACTCCCGGGGCCGTTAAATTCACCAACCGAATACTGTAGTGCTTTACATTGGCGCTCGCTAAGATTCCGTGCGGCTAATTCATCACAGTATTGAGTGCATAGGCGCTCATTGTTCTCTGCTTTACTGTGGCCTAATGCTTTGGTAAATGTTACCCGCGCGTTTGCCCAGTATTGCACTAACGTCTCGGTTGATAATGTTGATAAGTCTTCCATTTCATACCTCCGGGTATGCTGCGTCTAGGTCAAGCGCGTCACACAATGCGCCGGTGTATTCATCACCAGAGTAGTCCGCTATCAGGTTCTCCGGCTCATTGCCGTAGACCAGAAAAACAGAACCAATCTTATCGCCGCGGGGTGATATAAATACTAGTGTGTCCTCTCCGGTGTGCGACATATGAGACAGTATCGCCACAGGATCGTTAGACACTTTAATCGCATACCCGGAACCATTGAAAACGCTGATAGTGTTGCCATCAGATAACACTCGATTAACTAAACCATGGGCAATGTTACGTTCTACAGGATGGGCATGTAAGGGTAAGGTTTTCATTTTCATAGACTCCAAAGTATTTAAAAGTTAACAGCAGACCTAAATATGAGCCTTTTCCTGTCAGATTGCAACATTGGCATATAGAGGGAAGACTTCAAGAGTACAGGGGAACCTAACCATCTAACCGGTTAGCTACGTAGGGGTATGCCTAGCCTACAGCCTAGGTGCTGTACTGGGGCTGTATGGGCCTGTTCTGAGGCCCGTACCGTGTGCCTGATAGGGTGCTGTTCTGGGTGCTGTATTGAGTGCTGTATAGATGTCCAGAGCACGCACACGCACGCAGTTCAAACCAAGCCCGGCCAGTTCAAACCAAGCGCAGCACTAGGTTAATAGTTATCCACAGGCCCAAAGTTATCCACAGAGCATCTGACTATATTAGAATAGTCTAATGTTTGCATATAAGGATGCAGTATGTTAGCATTCCATTATATAAGTCGACGCTAATGTGGACAGTTCAGAGTTATCCACAGTTGCGCGGATACAACACTGTTGCGCCGACGCCACAGGAGGCCCCCGGCCCCCCTCTAGTCTGAAGTTAAAGTCGATATTGTCCACACTCACCGGAGGGGTACTTTGGCAAAGCACTTAGAAAACACTACATATATCAAGCACTTACGACGAGTCTGGAAGATAAGCGGTATGCTTGTTATAACCGCCATCGCAGGAATACTGCATGGTATTTTCCCATTTGTATTAAAAACCTACGTATCTACGATGGTATATGACATAAATAAGGTATTTGAAGATGACTGATGAAGAACTCCAAGAAATGTTTAAACGCCGTACGTTCCTTCGTGGAATGTATGGGCGCAATCCCGGAGCAATGCGACCTGATCCTTCGCAACCTATAGCGTTACCGCCAAGGCAAGTTCCTCAAATGACCCCAGCTCCAATGCCTCAACCGGGAAGGCAGCGTATGTTCCCATCAATAGAACCGGGAAGGCCCAGATTTCAATCATTCACGGTAGGGGATCCGCGAGAGCGTTACCTTTACAACGAGCGATTCTTCAATTCTGCACCTATGCACGCGTTAATGGGTGCATCCAATGCGGTAAGAGGATTTTCATCCTTTGTACAAAAATTCCCCTTTGTGGGGAGATTATTCGGGAGATAAGTTATGGCAAATGGAATGCAGCCGGGCGGAATGCCTCAGAACGGTGGAATGCCGGGAGGTCAAGTACCTAGTCCAGAGCAAGTAGTTGGGGCTATCACACAACGCCTACAAGAGTTAGAGGCTGAGAAAGCCCAGCTAGTCCAAGCTCTACAAGAGATAACGCAAGGTGCACCACAGCAAGGTATGCCACAAGGCCCTCCTCAAGGTATGCCTCAAGGTCCTCCACAGGGAATGCAAGGTGGCTTACTAGCGTGAGAACTGATAAGCAAGACCTGTTCATAGAACAGTATTGCCTTACTGGTAACGCTTCTAAAGCTGCTGAGAAAGCGGGATACGCAGTTCCAAAGACTGCTGGTCATAAGCTAAAGCATCAGTTTGCTAGAGAGATTGAAGAAAGAACCCGCAAGATGCTGCAGGACGCAGTTCCAGCAGCTCTAGGGCAATTACGCAATCTAAGCAACGATGCTCTAAGCGAGGCGGTCAGGTTAGGAGCTGTGAGAGACATCTTAGACAGGGCTGGTTATAAACCCATAGAGCGGGTTGAATCGACCTCTAGGATTGAAACAGCCTCTACGGATGAACTTCGTAGGGAGTTGGAAGCATTAACTGGGTCTGTGGAAGATATACCTGACAGACTCAACTAATGGGAGTCCGTAAGGTCAAGGGTGGTTGGCAGTGGGGAAACAGTAAGGTCCACAAAAGGAAGGAAGATGCCAAAAAGCAAGAACGGGCAATTCACGCAAGCGGCTACCCGGGAAAGTCTGGAAAGAGCCGTAAATCTCGCAAGAGAACTAAGAAGTCGTGAACGCTATAACCGTATTGATTCCTATGACCCTTACCCCTATCAACTAGAGTTTCATAAAACAGGCTCAACGGCTAACCAGCGGCTACTGATGGCCGCTAACCGAATAGGAAAATCCTACTGTGGCAGCATGGAATTAGCTTACCATCTAACAGGATTGTACCCATCTTGGTGGGAAGGGAGGGTATACAAACAACCCATCGTAGCATGGGCTGGAGGAGTTTCTAACGAAACCACCAGAGATATTGTTCAATTTGAATTATTGGGTTCCCCCGACGATCCAGAGGCTTTTGGTTCCGGCACAGTCCCTAAGAAATACATAATAAAGACTGAGCGTAAGCCCGGAGTCCCTAACGCCAAAAGTGTTGCACTCATCAAGCACGTCTCTGGGGGGAACTCATCTTTATTCTTCAAAGCCTATGAAATGGGCGTTGAGAAGTGGCAGGGAAGATCAGTTGATTGTATATGGCTAGATGAGGAGCCATCAAGGGACATCTACTCACAAGCCGTTACACGGACGCTAGACAGGAAAGGAATGGTTTATATGACCTTCACCCCTGAATCTGGGATGACAGAAACGGTGGCTAGTTTCATTAACTCCCTAAAACCGGGACAGGCGTTAAAAAACGCGACATGGGACGACGCCTCTGAGAGGGTTATGTCCATGCAGGGAAAAAGCGGTCATCTCAACGAAGCTGTTATGGAGCAGATTCTAGCCAGTTACTCCCCACATGAAAGGGAAATGCGGAGATACGGAAGACCCTCTATTGGTTCTGGCCTTGTTTTCCCTATAAATGAAGAGAAGCTGATGGTAGACCCCACGACTGTCCGCTCTCATTGGCCCCGAATAGCAGGGATAGATTTCGGATATGACCATCCTACAGCCGTTGTATGGGCAGCGTGGGACAGGGATGAAGATATTATTTACATATATGACTGTTATAGGGTATCAAAAGCGCCTCCGGCAATACATGCAACTGCGATAAATAGCAGACTTCCCTTCATACCAGTTGCTTGGCCCCATGATGGACATCGTAAAGACTCAATGGGCAATCCGGGCCTTGCTGACCAATACAGACAACTGGGATGCAATATGCTCCCCTTCCATTTTGAAAACCCACCAGCATTAGGTGAGAAGAAGGGCGGAAACTCCATAGAGGAAGGCATTATGTCTATGTTGCAGCGTATGGAAGATGGAAAGCTACGTGTTTTCTCCACTTTAGGCGATTGGTGGCAGGAATTTCGCATGTATCACCGAAAAGAAGGGAAAATCGTCCCCTTACATGACGATTTAATGTCGGCTACACGTTACGCGGTAATGTCATCCCGATTTGCGGTGGCAAGCACAGATCCCTCTTGGACAGAGGAAATTGAATACAGGAATTACGGTATTATTTAATGGCTATAGAGAAAATCACAGAAGAAGAGCTGGTTTCCCGCATAAAGGAGGAGATAACCTCTTCTTTGGGGTACATGGGAGACACCATATCCCAGCAGCGTGAGAGGGCTATGGACTATTACTACGGTCTTCCATTCGGAAACGAGGTTGAGGGGCGTAGTCAGTTCGTTGATACGACTGTAGCAGACACTATTGAGTGGATTAAGCCATCTCTCATGCGGGTATTCGCATCGGGGGATGAAATGGTGCGATTTAACCCCGTAGGGCCGGAAGACGTACCAATGGCAAAACAGGCCACTGATTACGTTAATTACGTCTTTATGCGTCAAAACCAAGGTTGGGAGGTGCTGTATTCGTGGTTTACGGATGCTTTGATGCAGAAGAATGGCATTGTCAAGGTATGGTGGGAAGAAGAAGACTTCTCCATGCGGGAAGAGTATCGGAAATTAAACGAGATTGAATTAGAAGCCATTATCTCTGATGATGATATAGAGGTTATTGAGCATACAGAGAATGAGGTGGGTGGTGAGATTATCCATGATCTCGTAGTTGCTCGTAGTCATTCAAAAGGCAAGGTTCGTGTTGAGAACGTCCCGCCCGATGAATTCTTGATTGCTAGGGAATCCAAGGACATACAGGAAGCAAGATTTGTTTGTCATCGAGTTAAGAAAACCCTCTCTGATTTGAGAGAGATGTATGGCGATGTAGACCCGGAAGAGCTGGGTAGTGGTGGTGATGACTTTGCTGCCTATTCGCCAGAAAGATTAGCCAGATATGCTTTTGATAACTCTGCTGAGTATTGGGATGGAGTGGAGCCAACTGGGGAAGAGTCAATGCGTACCTACTGGCTACATGAGAGTTATATTAAAACAGATTACGACGGGGATGGAATTGCCGAGTTAAGGAAAATCTGTACCGTAGGGGATTACGTATTTGAAAATGAGGCTATCGACGCTATACCGTTTGTTTCGATAACCCCCATAACGATCCCGCATAAATTCTATGGTCTTAGCGTTGCTGATCTTGTGATGGATCTTCAACTAATAAAATCCACATTAATGCGTGGGTTAATGGACAACATGTATAACCAGAACTTTGGTAGATACGCTGTCCTTGAGGGCCAAGCTAATCTTGATGACTTATTAACCCAGAGGCCGGGTGGTGTAGTCAGAGTTAAATCTCCAAATGCAATAACGCCATTAGCTACTCCCGCGCTACAACCCTATTCATTCCAGATGCTTGAATACCTAGACGGTATAAGAGAAGCACGCGCTGGTGTTTCCCGTATGTCTCAAGGGATGAATGAGAATGCACTTACATCACATACCACGGCAACAGCCGTAACTCAGGTGATGACTGCTTCTCAATCCAGAGTTGAGTTGATTGCTCGGAATTTCGCAGAAACAGGCGTTAAGCAGCTTATGAAGGTTATCTACTCGCTTCTACAGAAATACCACGATGA